ATTATTATTGCTGTATTCATTATAGGGTTTTTATGTGGGGTGATTGCAAATGCATGAAGATGATGTGTTAGATTGGAATTCAGAGGCTATTCATAACTCCCGCCCACCTTTGAGATGGATTGCTAATCTATTTGGCGAAGTAGGTGGATGGGCAATATTAAGATTATCATATGCAGAAGAATATGATAATAAAATTGCAGCAAAAGTATATGGTTTTATTTTTGATAGAACATATCCTTTTTATCAAAAATATGGAACATTTTATAAGATCAAATGGGATGATGAGGATTGGTCATAGTTGACTAATAAAAAGGCATGTGATATGCTTGTATGACGGATATCGTAACTTAGTAGAAAAGAGAGCAAAATGAATCCTAAAGTAACACTAGTTGGTCGCCTTGGTGCTGATCCAGAATCAATTGGAACAAGTGGAGTGCGACTTCGTGTTGTAACAAGTGATCGTGCAAAGAATGACAAGGGAGAATGGGAAGACCGTGACACATCATGGTGGACCGTTAAAGCTTGGAAGACTCTTGCAGAACAAACAAAGAAGACTCTAAAGAAGGGTCAAGAAGTAATTATTTCAGGAACTATTTATCAGGAATCTTGGACAGACAGTTCTGGAAATACTAAAACATCTTACGAAGTAACTGCAGACTCAATTGGTTTGACTGCATATACTATTACGAAACAGCCTGCAATGGCTAGTGCAACAACAGAAAACGATCCTTGGACAAAGGGATAATATAAGATATGCCGTGCCTTACTCAGTGTTTGGCACGGCATTCTTTAAGGAATATATATGACAAACTGGACTGAAGAATTAACAGATGAACAAAAAAAGCAAGTATGGGATTTTATTGTTTTTACTGTAAAAGAAATTAGAGAACAAATTGCTATGGATATTGAATATACATATGAAGTTTGGGCTACTCACGGCAAAGCTAAAAGCAGACAAACAAAGAAAGCATTTATGGTTTGTGCTGATATAGCAAGAGGTTTGAATGAAAGGCTTCCAGATAATGGCGGATCCAAACCAAACACCACAGAGGGGTAATTGGAAATGCCCATGTAATGGGTGTAAAAAAGCTGCAAAGCAAGTAATAGATCAAATAGTTGAAGAGTATAAATCTTGTCCTAACATCATTGAGGCAGACGAAAAATTATTCTGTTATACATGGTGGAAGCATGATGATTGTGTAAGAATAATGAACCTTCTTAATAGTATTACGAAGGATGATAAATATTCTATACCGCCAGTTAGACAGGAAGTTTCGGAAGCTGTAGACAAGATGTTGAAAGATCCAGGAACTTGGGATATACTTAAAAGGTTAGAAGATTAGGAACATTAGCTCAGTTGGTTAGAGCCCCCGACTCATAATCGGGTCGTCGTAGGTTCAAGTCCTACATGTTCCACATTGCGGATGTTGCATAATGGTAGTGCTTCAGCCTTCCAAGCTGATGGTGCGAGTTCGATTCTCGTCATCCGCTCCAGACCTCTGTAGCTCAGTGGACAGAGCGAGACTCTTCTAAGGTCTGCGTCGCAGGTTCGATTCCTGCCAGGGGTGCTATAATAAAATTATGAATATTGAAGATGATATTAGATCAATACTTTTTGAAATAGGTAAAGAAGTTAAAATCCATAAATTAATTGATGGTAATCTTATTATAGATATTGACTATGAAAAGTATGTATCGCAAATTATTGATAAGATTAAATTATATTATCCCAATACATAGTTCTTGGATCAAAATCAGATAGTTCCCTAATCTTATAGCTTGTAAGCTTTTTGTTTGTAAATTGCGGGGCAGCAGACATTTTACCTTCATAATCTTTTTGAATAAACATTGGATCATTAACAGCATAAATATTGAAGAATCTTTGTATCATTGCAAATGGTACATCCATAGGCATTGGATATGTTTCAGCACAGTATTTGGTTGTTCTTTGGCATACCCGCACATATTCCTGATTTAAATATAAAATAGCATGAGAAGATAACATATTAAATATACGTAATATTTTTGGATATCCTTCAACTTTCTTATATTTTAAATAGAATCCAGCATGGCTACTTTGAAGTCCCCACTGAGAATTGCCCAAATATACCGCATCAGCGTCGTCAGGAACCTCTATAACGGGTTCAAAGCTATTTGGGTCAGCATCATCCTCCAGCACTATAAAAGGGGCTGAAACCTGGCTTAGAGCCATTAATTGAGACTTAGATAGGCCCACCCTACCATTCTTCTTATCCTCAACAGCATTTATTCTAGTAACATTTTTAAAGCCAAGATCTGAAAGTTGTTGCTCTATATGCTTTTTTTTATGCTTGTCCTTAGACATATTAATATAAAATACTGGCATTTCTATTAAATTTATCTTCATTCTTCTCCTACGTATAGCTTATAGTAGTAGTCTATCGCAGATTTTTTAGGAAATGATTCTTTATCAGTACCCTCTCTATTTAGCATTTGATTCCAGATCTGAAGGGTGTGGCTATTTGTTGCCCTTCTAATAACCTTATTACGCATCTCTGGATCAAATATATCTTTCCATTCCCAGTAATTAATTGGATAAAAAACATCTGGTTCTTGTATATATTTTTGTAAATTATATTTATAAATTTTTTCAGTAACTAGCTGTGGACCTATTTCTCCCCAAGTTATTTTTTTCTTATTAAAGGATTCTGATATTTCTACTAATTCTGAAATGAAATCAGAGTCTTTTGGTGCCCGCAATAGTCCATTTGCTATGATTTTGTGTGGCCCTCCCTGCATACCAAATAAATATTCTGGAAACTTCCACTTACTTTTTAAACATATATTATCTGTGTCAGTCCAAGTTAAACCAGTTTTTTGAATCATTTTGTATCTAAACATATCTGCAAAAGGTCCATATGAATTATCAGTTTTAAATATTTTATCTTCTTCTATGATCTCTCTAGCATCTATTTTATTAATACCATTTGGAACAACTAGGCTCATATCATAAACAAATAAATTAAATTTATGGCCATGATAAATAAAAGAGGATAAGCATAAGTTTTCTATTTTACTTAATGGTCTACCAACCCATAAAGATCCGAACTCAGCCATTATATCTCTCAAGATCCTTTATATACCATAATGACATAGTTTTATCTCTATCATAGGATTGTATATTGCCTTCAATAATTATATTTTTAGGAAATGGAAAATTAAATGGTGCCTTCTCTAAATTTAATCGTCTCCATGCACCAACTTTAATGTCTATATTAGCATCTGGCGACCTCCACATAAAATTTGTAGTTAGTAAATACTTTGATTTACTATCTATTATATTATTTATAGCTTTAAATATATCTTTGTTTGGTAAATGCACAAAACAATCTCTTACCATTACAAGATCTACTTCTGGCAAAGAATCGTTAACTATGTCTATTGATTTAAATAGTATATTTTTTGTGCCATACTTTTTATTATTAATTTTAACCATCTTATCAACAATGTCACCACCAATATATTTTATACCATCCAAATCTACTCTACGCATCCAGTTAAAATCGCCAGATGGTACATCTAGTATGCTTTTTACATTAAACTCTTTAAGTAAAATCTGTAGCTCTGGTATTAAATACTTTGTTTGTTCATAGTCAGAACCTGGACCAGACACAGACTCTTTTCCGTTCCAAGAATTATTATAAAAATATTCTGTAAAAATATCCTTACTCATATCTTCCTATCTTTTTTAAATAAGGAAAATATTTAGATTGATTATCTATATAAAGTGTAGTAAGAAATGTAGTAGCTATAGGTTCATAACCTATTGATTCCATATATTTTCTAATAGAAGATCCATTAAATATGTGATTACTATCATCTTCTAACATAATAAAAGGAATTCTAACATCGTGAGAGTATGTCTTTATTACATCAAAATCTTTACCCTCAATGTCTATGTTTAAAAAGAAAGGTGTTTTTTGAAAATACTGTATGTGTATATTTATAATATCATTAATAGTCTTTGTAGGAACTTGTGCTACCCATGAAATATCAGTATGCTGACTAGATCTTTTTCTCTCTGCAAACTCAGCAGATAGTGTATTTGATGAATCTATATTTCCAAACATATAAAATTCTTTTGTGCCTTCCTCTGTATCTACAGCACAATTATACAATATATCATTTGGCCTTTCTTCATGAACTATTGCATTAAAATAACTATTTGGATCTACAAGTGTGCCAAACCATCCCTTCTTATAAAGAAAGTATGTATTTGATTCTCTTACTGGATGAAATGATCCTATATCTATATATGTATTTTGTTCAAAAAGATCTTTATTCATTAGCCAAGATAGTCTTTTGATTACCCCGTTTAATATAGAATCTTCTCCATAAGAAGAATAAGATTCAAAATATTCGTAATTCATTTACCCCTCACTTAAAAGTAAGGCGAGCCTATTTCTAGGCCCGCCCTATCTTTCCGAACTATTTACTCGGACTTCTTCTTTGGCTTTGCAGCCTTAAGAGCCTCTTCTACAGCAGATGCTTTTGGCAAACGTCCAAATGCTGGATCGTTTGGATTTACTGCACGTGCTGCTACTGGAATTAGAGCACCAACAAGTGCTGCCCATAGATCCTTTGGATCTGTTACGCCAGCAACGTAAAGAGCTGAAGCTGCACCAACTACTGAACGAGCATATGATGCAAGCATTGCCTTATTTTTCTTACTTAGTTCCATTTTTTCCTCCTAGGATAGAACTTTTATTAGTATAGCATAGCCAGCCCAGAGACCAATTATTCCTGCCACCCCTGCAAAAACTGGTGGCGCTGGAACTGGCAATTTGAATGCTGCGAATACTACGCCACATCCAAAACCCGTTATTGTTGATAACAATATATCTTTCATTCTTCCCCCAATATATATATTTTATAATGATCTTCACAAAAATCTACAAATCTTGTTTCTGTCATGGCAAGTCTGTACGATTCTTTATTACATAAAACAACCTCACAAACAGCGTAATTATATTTTAAACTTTCTTCAAAGTTCTTCAGTTTTGGAATTATCATCATCTTCCTTGTCTGGGTTATCTATTGGTGTTGGTGCGGTAGCAAGTGCACCACAATCATGACACTGAATATCTAAATGATACATTCCAATTGTATAAGTTTCTGGATCAAAAGAAACAAGTGCTCTAAAAAGATTGCTTCCACAATTTGGACATATACACGTTGGAATACCTCTAGCGTCTATCATCAATGTCCTCTGGTAAAAGTTTTTTTAATTTTTCAAAACTATCTGAAAACTTTTTCATGTCATTGTATAATGGCATTCCTTCTATAACTATTCCATATTCATTAAAATAATTAATTGATGGTTCTACTTCAGAAACAAATTCAGATATTCCTTTTTGAACATCTTCAATATATTGATATGCCCAATCACGGGAATCTGATAAAAACTTTATAAAATTTTCTTTATGTATATCATCTGGAGAAATAGGATTTTTAATAGATTCTGGAACAGAGTTTGTTGTCGCAAGATGTACTAATATTATTTCTGTAAGCATAGCTGTAGTTTTTTTAAGATTAATTGCTGCATGTATATATGCAATAAAAAATGATATAGAAAACATAGCTAGAGCGGCAATAGTTATATTCACAACAAACCTCTTTTCATATATAAGTATACTACATTAGTCAAAATCTATACCATAGAAATCTTTAAATTTATGACCACAAAAATTTTCATAGTCTGCTAATGATCTTATGCTTCCAGCTCCATATATACCCTGCTCTATTCCGCATAGAACCTTCATTTGTTTATTTTTTGATATCTCTTCTATGTCTTTCCAAGAAGATACCCTCAGCCTACTATCTTTCCATATTTTCTTATACCCTCCACGACCATAAAAATGGTAGGCTATTTTTTTTGATGGGGAATATATGTCCCAGCCTCTAGTCCAAGATCGCATCGCAAAACAAATTTCTTCTCCAAAAAAAGATATTTCTTCGTCATAGGGAACTTCTTTAACAATATATCCAGGGGCAAATATAAAACCGCCAAGAACAGTACTAGACTCCTCTGGATTTAAAAAAGACTTATCTGCAAACTCTATTCTCTGTGCAGTCCATTCCATTCTTTTATTCAATAGTGGTTTTTGTTTTGTTGGATATGGAACTCTTTCTTTATCTTTTATTGGAAAAGATATACTGTTATTTAACTCTACAAAATATGGTGGTGGAAAATAAGACAAAATTATTTTATTATTATTTGATATTTTTTGTGCTTTATTAATTTCATTCAAACAAAGTAGATCCCAATCATTTTCAAAAATGGTATGTGAGTCTATTTGTAAAAAATACTCTTGATTATCATATAATTTCATCGCTATACTTCTT